TAGGTGCAGCGCCTTTGCATTGGGCGTGCGACCACCATGGGTCTTCGTCGTTGTACATGTATTAGGCATCCTTTAGTTTCTCCCTCATTTCTAAGAAATCATGCTCGGATAAGATTACGTAATCTTCTCCATCCAGATGGATGCCAAGTACTGGCATTCGTCCGTCAAGGATTGCCTCTCTCATAATTTTTTTGAGGACATCGGATTTTACAGTGCACTGTTTTTTACCAGTCCACTTGTGCTCAATCAAGAGGTCGCTTGACCGCACATCTCCTTTTCGTGACCAGAATGCTCCAGAGGCTGCAGTACGTGACCCGTTTACCTTCTTGGCTAAACGGTCCTCATGCTTTCTGGATTGCTTCTGACCTTCTGTCTTCAAATCTAGTTCCCTACTCTTCTTCTTCTATTAGTGCGGCAGGTGTGTCATGGTTCTCTAAAACTTTCTTTTGCAAATCTTGCATAAAATCAATCTCTTCACGAATGCTTGAAATTACACTTTCAATACCTTGCCATTTACGCTCACCGTAGTAGAACCATCCACCACGGCGTTCAATATACCCCATAACTACTGCAAGACTAGCAACTTCTTTTGCAAAGTCGAATTCTCCTGGCGCACAGTTTCCGCCTTCTGCAAAGTAGAAGTCAAAGTATGCAACACGCTGTGGTGGCGCAGTTTTGTTCTTAAGTGTCCTAACCTTAATTCGCTGACCCACTCTAGTTTTATTGCCACTTGGACCAACTTCAATCCATTCATCTCTACGCACTTCGCAACGAGTGAAAAATGCGTAATTCTTACCTTCTCCACCTGGGGTTGTTCTAGGGTCTCCATGCATTACTCCAATTTTCATACGGTATTGGTTAATGATTAGACCCAATACTGGGCGTTCGTCTTCAACAAGACTGCGTTTCATTGCTGTTCCAACAACACGGAAAAACTTATTGGTAAGAAGTGCTCCACGACCAACAGTTGCTTCGCTCATATCCTTTTCCATCTCTGGCATTGGGGATAATGCTGGCAACGAATCAATGACAATTGCGTCTACAGATTTTGATTCAGCAAACTGAATGACGGCTTGATATGCCTCTTCCATAATAGATGTTTCAATAACAATAACTCGTTCCATATCTACACCACACATTAGTGCGTAGTCTGGAACCCACTGTTCTGCTGCTACCCACACTGTGGTGTAGTCAGGATTTAGTCTTTGGTTTGCCGCAATTGTTTTAAGCGCCAACGCAGTTTTGCCGTGTGACGGTTCACCAACAAGTTCGTTCCACTGATTACCAGGAAACCCACCACCCAAAACGTAGTCAAGAGTAGTAGAACCACTAGTAATACGAGGGATAAGGTCAGAGCGGATATCAGACGCAAGAACAACCACGCCATCACCGAACTTCTTGTTGAGTTGTGCAAGTACTTTACGTGCTTCATCATTTATCACTGCTTAGTCCCATCTGGGTTATAACCTTGTGGCATTGGATTAAATCCACCTGTTGTATTTCCTATTGCGCCTTTTGCTGCTCCCTCTACCTTAGCACCAGTTAGTGCTCCGTAACGGGAACCTGACTGACTTATTGGATAACCACAGTCGTAGCACCGTAGTGCAACGGTTTGACTAGGAGACATATAGTTTCCCCCACCACACTCAGGGCACGATTGAGTTTGACTAACACTTTGTGCTTTAGATTGAGTTGGTGGCTGTTGTTGTGGTGCTTGATAAGGAGTCATTGGCTGTTGAGATGGTGGCATTGGGTTGTTGTTTACCCGTTGAGCAGGTTGAGGAGTGTTAGTTCCTAATTGTTTTGCCCACCAATCAGAGTTACTCATTTGTAATTACACCTTTACTTTCCCAACGTTTTTCACAACGTGTACAAATAACTGTGAAATCAGACTGTGTCCACGAGATGCTGTACATCTTGTGACCAAAAATCTTACAGATAAATTTACTCATTTTGCCTGTCCCCATTTATCTACTATGTTTATTTCAGCAATCAAAGGAACGATAATCTCTGGAAGTTTTACACCTTCCATTGAATCCCGAATTGCTTCGGCGCACTCTTCTGCTAAATCTTCACGTGCAACTGTAACGAGTTCATCGTGCACAGTCAATACGACATTCACATCTGGTTCTGTAGTAAAACAAGAATGTGCACGAACTAGCGCTAATTTCATCAAATCTGCAGCAGAACCTTGAATCATGGTATTAAATGCCTGTCGTTCTGCACGGAACTTAAGGCCATTTTCAGTGCTTTTTAGGTCAGGCAAATAGCGACGGCGACCAAGTAATGTCTCAACAAATGGGATATCGCTTCTGCTTCTTGCAGTTCTAATTACCTTTGCCTTGTACTTAATAATGTCGTGAAACTCTTCTGAAAATTGGTCAATAAGATTGCGTGCTTCTTTCTCAGAACAGTCAATGCTTCGTGCAATTTTTTCAGGTCCAACACCGTAAGAGATTGCTAGAACTAACATCTTTCCAACCTTACGTTCTACACCCATAACATCGCCAATAGCGGTGTACATATCCTTACCTTTACGGTAATACTCCAAAGCAACTGGGTCTTGTGACAACGATGCAATGATGCGTGGCTCAATCTGTGAGTAGTCAGCAACTACTAACTTGTACCCTGGAGGAGCAACAAACAAGTTACGAATCAACTTGCCGTAATCTCCGCTACTAGGAATGTTTTGTAGGTTAGGGTCAGTACTAGAAAAACGCCCTGTTTCCGCTCCGTGTGATTTAAAGTTAGTGTGTGCTCTTCCGTTAATTAAAAGCGATTTTTTCTCAACCACACGTGACTTACCTGCAGTTGTGCGAGTAATCTCTCCGCCAAGGTAAGGCATTACGTACGTTGTCATTAACTTGTTTAAATCTTGATACTCAATGATTGCGTCTACAAGTTCGTCTTTAGAACGATAGAACTCCATTGCCTCTGCAGACACTGAGTAATGGTAAATAGTCAGTTGTTCGCCTGACCTAACAATAGTTTGTCCTTTATCTGTAAGGGCTACTTTAATCTTTAAGTTTGGCTTGATACCACGGCCCTCTGGTTTAGGTGAGAACAACAACTCTTGTTTCTCTTTAACGGAGTTCATAGAAAATGCTCTGCCAGCCAACTTCCATGCTTTGGCTTTGGCTAAGTCAATGTCAATCTCTAAACGGTCTTTAAGGTTCTGTAACTCAACCATGTCTAAGTTTGCGCCTGTTAATTCCATATCACACAATGCAGCAATTACATCCATCTCTAAACGCCACACACGTGCAAGGCTTCCCCCTAACTTTGGTGCTAGAAACTTGTACAACTTCCAAGTTGCTTCTGCATCAAGACCTGAATAATGAGCAACATCAGTAAAAGAATGAACCTCAACCATTGCTCCAATGCCCTTTTCAACCTTAATCTTTAAAAACTTCTCAGCGCAATCCTTAAGTCCAAGTGAACCACGATTGCGGTTATCAATAACAAACGCCGCCATCATCGTGTCAAAGTAAGGTTTACTTGCAACTACGCCACGGTAATACTTAGCAATTGATTTAAGGTCAAATTTAATATTATGACCAACCTTTAACTGGTCACTAAAGAACAAAGGCTTTAAAGCCTTAAAGACATCTCCTGGCAATAACTGTTCTGGTGGTGAACTAAACACTGGAGTCCACTTGGCTTGGTTCTTTGAGTAATCAGTATCTTTAACTTCTTTACCTGCTGCAGCCTTACGTTGACCGCTAAGTAGCATCTCTTTATCCCAATGAAGAAAGTCACCGTTAGGGTGACCCATCGGTATTACATCGGTGCGGTTATCTGTTGCTAATGAAATCCATAGTACGTCGTTAACTACAGGTTGGATTCTGTTTTCACCAACTGTTTCAACGTCAAATGCAAAACCATCTACCTTGGAGTAAAACTCTACAAGTTCTTGTAATTGTTCTTTAGTTGTAACGATGTTCATTTAAATCCCCTCTGGTTGATGACAGAGGGGCCTGGAAACGGAAATTAACAGGCCCCTCTATCTATGGAAGTACTACGCTAATGTGCGAGCAATTTCTAGAAGTTCAGAGCGAGGGGTCTCACGAACTACTTCTTCTGCCGTAAATGAAACAGCATTTGCTACAGCGTCATTAACGTTGTCTTGCGACAACTTCCATTCCTCTGCAAGGTCACGACCACGTACGAAGTTGAGGGTGTACTGCGTAGTAGGGCCTGTTCCCATGCGAGAAATTTCCCAGAACTCACGGTCAAGAGGGCCTTTGCGCTCATCA